TTGATCGGTTTGTAAAATCACCAGAAAAAACTTTACCAACTAATTTGTCAATATCTAGTTCATCAATTTCTTCAGGTTCATTTTCTTCTAATATTGGTAACTTTTTCTCAGTATCTTCTATACCAGTATGTATTTTTTGAATCAAACTAAATTTGAAAGATTCTAAATCTGTCATATCAAGTTCGTCGTATGAAACAGCAACTCTTATATGTTTATCAACGGGTAGTTGAGAATACAAACTACCAATCGATACATCAATCTGTTTTGTCTCAGGATAATGTTCAAATATTTTAATTATTATTTTCATCTATTTGCATTATCTTGACTCACAACCCAAGTTGTAAGAATATACTTATCTTGACCTATTGGTGGATTACCTCGATGTGTATGTGTAAATGCAGCAGGGAATATTATCAATGTGCCTTGTTTTGATTTAACTCTCTTATTAATATACAAAAATTCAGTTTCACCACCTTCTTCAACAGTATTCAAATATAATTGGACAACTAGCTTTCTAGGTGATACTTGAAGTCCTCCATTTTCATAATGCCAGCGATGAAAACCTCCACCAATAGGAATCTTCTTTGCCTTGACATCAAACATTAGCATAACCTCATGTTTCAGTAAACTATAAGTATCTAAGTAATCATCAACATATTCTTTCACTATTGGTAAAAAAGTTAATGGTAAATTATCTCCAGACAGCATATCATATTTCGCATCATTATGAAAGTTTATAGTGCTATGATCTTTATGATCAGGTTCAAATGGTTCTTTTATAATCACTCCGTGTTCAACGTAATGATCAATATATCCGATAAATTTTTCACAATATTCTACTGAGACAGCATCTTCGTAGACTTTGATGAAATCTGTAATCATAATTTTACACTCCAAGGATTTAAACAATATGTTGTTCTTTTACCTAAAAAAGGTTCTACACAATGATATTTACCAGGTGAAAAAATAACTAATCTGTTCGTTTTAGGTGTGATTATATCATCTTCTATATGCAATTTTCCACCCCTTAAATCATCTACTTCAACATAGTATACCATAGAACACAATGGAAATCTAGTTACACCTTTTTTTATTTGCATTTGCTCATCTTTATCTATATGCCAATCCTTTGGAACAGTATCGTTATGTGTCCAAAATTCGTATCCAACACAAGAGGATAAATCGAAAGGATGACTTGCAATCTCGATCATCCTGTTGCAAAATTCCACAAAAAGATGGTCTTCATCTAATGAGTACCATTTTTCTGTTTGATTTTGATTATTTTGTTGTGCAAATTCTTGAAGTGTGGAAATATTTCCAACCACATCATCCATAATGACAATCATTTTTTTTAATAATAATTAAACAATACCAGAATTAACGTTATCTCCTCCATTCGCATTTGGTGTATTTGTGTTGCCATCAGAGTCACTTTGAACTGCACTTGTTCTGAATATTATACCAAAACCTGGTGTACCTGCAGTACCACCTGGTTGATTAGGACCATATCCTTTTCTATTTGGTGATTGACCTCTAGATCCATTTTGTGCTGCGTCATTTTGATCTCCACCTCTTCCACCTGCTCCTCCAGATGCTTGACCTGAAGCATTACCACCATCACCAGGAGATCCACCAGCATTAAGAGATCCATTACCACCAGCAGATCCATCATTTCCTGATGGGGGAGGTCCAAAGGCACCAGATCCTGCATTACCACCATCTCCTGCAGGATAACCAGCTCCTCCACCACCGCCACCACCAGAGCGACCATAATCTGTTGGACTTTTACTGGGGTCAGAGTTACCACCACTTCCTCCTCCACCACCACCATAGCCACATCTTATTATACCATTATTATCAATATGTGTTGCAAATTGTACACCTAATGCACTTGTGCCATTTGCTAGACTGGGTGTAGCGGGTTTAGTTCCACCTGGAGAACCACCATTACCGCCTTTACCTCCAGCACCTCTAAGTTCACCACTACTACCAATATCTAATCTTAAATCTGTTCCACTCGGCCATTGTCCAGTCCTTAATGCACATTTTCTTCTATTAGAATCCATCTCTGATCCAATTCTTTTATTCACATGGATTATAATTTTTTTACCTCCCTGCCAGTTTGATGAATCTAGAGTATTACCACTACTATCATATGATCCTGATGGTCTGGTTTTAAAATTTCCAACAACTTTAACATTAGATGATTGATTTTGATATTTCCAAGTCGCAATCTGATTGTTATCACTACCACCTCCAGTTCCTGTTCGATTCTGATTACTACCAGAATAGTAATCAATAATCATATTTAATTTTTTACTATAAAAATCACTGAATTTTATTTCATCAGTTATTCCTGTTGGTATACCGTCATCCAAAGGTCTTGATCCTAATTGCCCATTATCAGCACCAGGAAAAGGACCGTGCTGTCCAAAATCAGGGTCATCTCTTCTATATTGACCTAAACTTCGTTCTGGAGTAGAACCAAATTCTGACTCTATCTCTGTAAATGCCAGAGGATTAGGGTTTGGTCCTGGTCCTTGATTTTTAATAGTCATTAATGTAGATCCTGCCAAGCTGAACCATTATAAACTCGAAGTTTATTATCAGTAGTATTATAAATTATTGCTCCCGATACCACACCTGCACTTGTGATTGCTGTTTGTTGTGCATCAGTCAATTTTGGTGGCAACATAAACATCTTGTTTGCTTCAGCACCCGTTATATTTTTACCAGCATCAGAGAAATCAACTACACAATCTCTTGTTGTTTTTCCAACTCCAACTGAATGAGTGAAAACAGCAGGTCCTCCATTCACAATAAATTTATTTTCACTAAAGTCTGTAGTTCCTATACCAACTCTACCACTTGATCCAACAATAAATTTATTATCAGCACCAGTTCCAACACTTATTCTATATCCATCATCAAAGTAATTTCCACCTATTGATAATTTTCCAGACACTTGATAGTCTGATGCTGTGCCCACACCAGAGATAGTTAAATTAGTAAAGGTGGATACACCTGTGGTTGCATTAACATTTCCTGAGAATTGACCATTTACATTACCAACCAAGTTACCTTGAATATTTCCAATTAAAGTTCCTGTAAGGTTTATATCACCACCAAAAACAGCATCTCCACTAATATTGGAATTACCAACCACTTGGAGTGGTACAGTTGGAGTTGTTAAACCTATACCTAAATTTCCTCCTGATGAAAGAGTCATTAATGGAGTGCTTACTCCCTTCAACCAATGAAAATCTCCTATGACTGCACCTGCATTATTTTGACTCAAATAATAATTAAAATTATCTACTCCATAATTTACAATGTCAAGTGATTGAGGTTCGCTATATGGTTGTCCAGTCACTCCACCATATCTCAATTCTGCATTGTTTGCATTGCTTGTGCCTGTTTCCCGACCAAGATTTAATCTTGCAGTTCCAGTTTCACTTGTAATTTGGATTTCAGCATCACCTGATTTTCTTACTTGAATATCATTTGCTGGAGCTTGTGTTGTTCCAACTCCAAGTTGAGGTGCAAATACAGTTGATGATGCACCAACGTAAGTTACACTTATATCTCCTCCAAATGTTGATGTTTCAGTGACTTGGAAAGTTCTAGTGGTTGTAAGTCCTGCGACTGCAACATTTTGATCGAACGTTGTAATACCTACAACACTTAAATTATCATCGATTGTTACTTGACCATTTGCAGAATCAATTGTCAGACTACCAGACGCAGTATCAATTTCATTATCACCCGTGACACCAATTTGTATATTATCAATTGTTGCTCCACCATTTGCATCTACTAAACCAGTGAATGTAGATACTCCAGCAACACTTAGATTATCAAGATTTGTATGACCATCTACGTCTATATCAGCGTTTACATCTAAATTAGAACTGAATACAGTACCAGATGCAAAAGTTGTTACACCAGCGATACTTACATTATCTAAATTTGTATGTCCATCTACATCTAGGTCTGCATTTAAGTCAATTGCACCTGTGCTTGTAGTGACTCCTGTAATACTTACATTATCTAAGTTAGTATGACCATCTACATCTATATCAGCATTTAAATCAATATTCCCAGAGAAAGTAGAAGCACTTACAATATTACCAGTCAAATCTCCAACGAAAGATGATGCTGTTACGATACCTGATACTCTGACATTACCTACGGAACTAATACCAACACCCTCCTGACCAGCATCAACTTTTCCACCAACTTGGAGGGTAAATCGAGGATCATTTGTCCCGATACCAAC